AGTAACCCCCGCATACGAACCCAATAATCCTAGCTCCCCCTCCCAAACCCAACCGGGGGTGCATTTTGGCCATGAGCCAGTCCGAAAAGGCCTGTCTGAATTTTCTGAAAAATCAAAGGTTTCGGACATCGAGCCTATTCTGCACCGCAGACCGGAGGTCGAGGAAGCGCAGCATCGAGAAATGCTTGAGACTGATCTGTAGTCTTCCAAGCTAAGTGTCCCGCCCGTGGAGAGGGAGCATTTTATCCAATGAATACAGACAGTTACGAAAACTACCGTTTCAACCTTGACCCCGTGTTGGGCATCGACTCGGCAAACGCTGTTAACTCAGAGGACTGGGCTATCTGTGAGCTTTTGGCTGACCTTGGGGATGACCTGTCTTGGGAACTGGTCTTTGAGCTTGCTGCTCAAGTGGATAGAAAGAATGTCATTGGCCTGACAATGACCAGCTATGAGAGACATTGGCGGGCTCGCCGGTCCCTTAGGAACCGCATGCTGAAGGAGATGCGCTGTGGCTAAATCACCCGCTTGGCAGACCAAGGCTGGAAAGAACCCGGAGGGAGGTCTCAACGCCAAGGGACGTTCTTCCGCCAAGGCAGATGGAATGAACCTGAAGGCTCCTGTGAAGTCCGGGGATAATCCCCGCCGTGCGTCGTTCCTTGCCCGGATGGGAGGGATGCCGGGACCGGAGAGGAAACCGGACGGGAAGCCGACCAGATTGCTGCTTTCCCTTCAGGCTTGGGGTGCCGGGTCCAAGTCGGATGCCAAGGCGAAGGCGTCGGCTATCTCCAAGCGGAACAAGAAGTAGCTTGCGCCCGTTCTATGAAACCTCTTCCCAGAGGTCCAACGAGGAACTCATAGCTCGTTACGTAGCTACCCGCTGGGACTGCAAGATCATCCGGATGAAGACAGCCTTCCCGGTGGACTACATGCTCAAGAGACCGAGCGGGTCTGTCTTCGCTGAGATCAAGCATCGGGACTATTCCATGGATGCCATGGACCGGATGGGCGGGGTCTTCATCAGCCTGCTCAAGTGGGGCACCGCCAAGAACCTTTGTGAGGTAGCCGCCTGTCCCCTGATAGAGATCGTCAGGGATGGTCTTGGTGGCACCTACTGGTACAGGACCAGTGACTTCTCCCATGATGGAATTGGGTACGGCGGTAGAACGGACCGGAACGATGATCAGGACTGCGAGCCTGTAGTCCTCCTGAGGAAGCACAGGTTCCGTAAGCTTTAGGGTGTCTTGGCCTTGTCGGGTTCATCTGTGAGGAGCGCAGCGCGGGCGGCGGCGATCAGTATGTCCGCGTAGCGCCCCCTCGGCGTCAGTTCGATGGCGTTTAGCGCCTCTTCCAGTTCTTTCGCGTCGATCATGTCCTATCCTCCTATTCTAAAGCCATACTCGCGCGCGGCGGCCTTGTGCAGCGCCGCTGCCATGTACTCAAGGTCCAGCGCCGCAATGAATCCGTCGAGCATTGCTGGGCGCATGGTTTTCTTGCCGCAGTAGAGCCTGCTGATGTGTTGTACCGACATGTCCAACTCGGCAGCGATGTCCTTTGGCTTCTTGCCTTGAGCCGCTGCAAGCCTTCTCAGGCGCTCACCCAAAGGGAGGTCAGGGTCCGTAATAGTCTTCATCTGTATCTCCCACTCGGGGATTCTGATGATTGATCTTTCTTGTGATCTAGATCGTATAAATCCGGTCTCTCAGTGGCGGCCATATGATCCTCGCCCTTGCGATACTCTCCCTTGTCCAACCATTCCCGAGCCCGTAGCAGCCGCTTGGCCTGCCATGGCGATGGATTGGTCATGCGTTCGATCCGAGCAAGAAGGTTCCTGCGAGCGGATTCCAAGGGATCAGGATATTTCATAGTGTCTCTTTCAACGGCAATAACTTGCTGGGACAACGCAGGATAAGCCCTGCGGCTTCTCCTGCTTGTGTTCCTCTGTGGTGGATAAACATATCAGTACGCTGGAATGTCGCAGAGTTTTTCGAGTTCTTTCTTTCTTCTTTCCAGTTCATCTCCTGAAATGGTTCTTCCTTTGGAAGCCTTCCCTAATTTTGTTCCATGAAGAACTTTGTATATTTTATTCTTGCGACTTGGTTTGATTAGCTTCCCATCAATACCCTTCGTTAAATGAGCTTTCTCGGGATTTCTTTTGATGGCTTCCGCAAGGGCATCAATCATTCTTTGTGGCACCAACTTTCCGGCTTTTTGTTTTCGTTGGATTTGTCTTCGAATACCTTCGGCTGAAGTGGGCTGCATTCATCTATCCAGTTTTGACGGTGAAGCTTTTGCCATAGAACGAGCCTGCCTGACCTTTGGGGGGGTCAAGCAGGCATAACAGGTTCCAGTTCTGACGGAGCCAGCCCCCGCCATTTACCTCCACCCGCCCTTTTTACAGGACCCTCGCAATAGCAAACCCGCCGAGGAATTCTGGGTGTCCGGGGCTGGATGAGGTTTCCCCGCTCCAACCGCCCAATGGGACCCTCAGTCACCGAGGTAATGGCTTCTGAGGGCTGACCGTTTACGTCTACGGCCTGCTTCTTAGTTCTTTTGGGAGAGTTGACGCGCTGTGTCCGGGGATACTAGTATCGGACACGGGCGCGGCAACGCCCAACGGTTCGAAGCTTATGACGCAAAGCTTCGGCTTGGCAAGCCCCGCGATGAAAAATTCGCGGGGCTTGTTACGTTTGGGTATCGGTATAGGCTGATGGTCCTCTGGGGAGGATAGTCTCATGTCCCAAAAGGAATATATTCAAGGTCTGAAAGATCGGCTGGGAGTATCCTCCTATGCCCATTACCGGGGTCACACCCGGATTGCTGAAGATGGGATGATCAGTCCTTCCAAGGTCCAGCATGAAGAACCAATCAGCAGATTCATTATGGACAGGTATCTCAAGCAGGAAGCCGGGTCTCCCTCCCTGAGGACTGGATATGTCAGCCTAGGCAACGGTGGCTACATGCACAGCAGGAACAGGGGTTCCGCGTAGCCGCGCTGAAATGTCGCACCCACCGGCACCCGAACCGCGCTATTATCGCCCGTCGCAACCAAAGGGAATTCTTATGTCGATGAGTGAAGGCGATATCGCGAGGGATGAGGGTCTGGCTCTGGTAGCCAAGAATGCGGGCAAGGTATGGATGGACAAGGCAGTAGAATGCTGCATGTGCCATGCTGATGCCTTCAATGGCAGGATCGTCACCGGAGAGTACCTGAGGCACCTGATCGAGGAGGATGTCGGCAAGGCCCATTCCCCGAACGTCTATGGGACTGTAGTCAGGCTACTCCTGAACAAGGGAGTTCTTAACCCTACCGGGCGCTGGGTGAAGCCCAAGGACAGAGCCAGTCATTCCAGCCCGAAGCCTGAATATACCCTCAGGGCTGGTGTGGGTATCCCCCGTGACTAACCATTGGTATGTAGTCTGTTCCGCTCTGGCGACCGATCCGGACCCCAAGGACCGAATCTGGACCCTGTCCCATGATCCCAAGCATACCGGGTGGAATACCAACCACGGCACCCCCGGCTACGGGATGACCAAGGCACAGGCGCAGGAGCTTGCTGACGCTGCCAACGGTCAGGGAGAGGGAAGATGAGGAGCCGCTACCGGGAGAAGCGCATCCGGCGTGACCGGATTGAGTGGCTGGCCGTTGGTATGGTCTTGGCCGGTATTCTTATGTTCGTCTTCTTCTATGGAGGATCAACAAGATGACGCGGCAAAATATCAAGATGACGTGGCCCAATATAGAGGCCGTCACGTACTTGGCGGGAACCATGTCCCGAATGACAGGCATCCCAAAGGAGTCAAAGGAAGACCTACAAGGTCTTTATAAGGCTTATTACAATCGTCCATGGAAACACGCAGAAGAATGTACTCTTGATGATGTCTGCATTCTTGCAGCACAAGAGAATGTCGATCCGGTGCCTCTGGCAAGGATGGTTTTCAGCATGGGCGAGTGCAAGGAGGACATCGACTGTGGCTCTGAGGTGAGGGCCGATGGTCGCAAGTAAGTGGCGCGGCCAGAAGCTGGCCAGATTGCGGGCTGACTACGAGGAACGCCGCATGTCCCTCAAGGATGTCGCCATCAAGCATGAGACTTCCGAGAATTACATGATGATCCTCGCCCGGAGGAACCACTGGGAGAGGCGTAAGTCCTCAGAAACGCTGGAGAACCCGGCGATAGAGGTTGTTTCTGACTTTGTAGCCGCAGGAGGGGCTCCTTTTGCCCCGGTATTCGCACCAGAGACCTACATTTCCCCGGCACCCCGCATGGGAATCGCTGAAATGAAGGAAAGACGCCTCTGGCTTGAGGAGATTATCGCCAGATACAGCCGGGAACTGCACCAACTGAACAATTCCATCAGTTTCTTGAGCAGTATGACTGCAAATATCCCGCAGGAAGAGGAGGCAGAGGACCCTAGTGGGGTATCCTGATACCTTTCCCTTGACCTGTAGATAAAATGTCAATAGGTTCTACCAGATGTAGTGGGAAGCTGTCCCCCCACGGGGGATGAACCACAGGAAAGCCCCGTATTTGCGGGGCTTTTTCATATCTGGACCCTGAATGGCCCTCGATCCGAACGAAATCCACAAAAGCCTGAAGATGCTTCAGACGGTGGACCCGGAAGAGTATTCAAATCTTCTGGAATTGGTCGGAAAGATCGACGGATTGGAGCGAATTGAGAACGCTCGTACCAGTTTCTTGGATTTTGTGAGGCTTTGTTGGCCTAGTTTCATCCTTGGAACCCATCATAAAACGATGGCGGCACTGGCTGAAGACGTTGTTTTTGGGCGTGAAAACCGGGTAATTCTCAATCTCCCGCCCCGATTCAGCAAGTCCGAGCTATTCAGCTACATGCTTCCGGCTTGGTATATCGGGCTGAACCCCGAAGCCAAGATCATCCAGATTTGTGGCACCGGAGATATGGCCATTGGCTGGTCGAGGAAGGTGCGTAACCTTGTCGCGTCCACCGAGTACCAGCAGATATTCCCCGGAGTTGGCCTGAGGGCTGACTCCAAGGCGGCGGGCCGCTGGCATACCTCCCACGGGGGAGAGTATTTTGCGGTGGGTGCCGAAGGTAACGTGACCGGCAAGGGCGGCGACATCGTGATCATCGATGACCCGACCGGCGAGCAGCAGGCAGTAGCCGCCATAGGAGACAGCAGTGTCTTCCAGCGGGTTTACTCTTGGTTCGTGGCCGGTCCCCGCCAGCGTTTGCAGCCCAACGGGCGCATCGTGGTGGTCCAGTCTCGGTGGGCAGTGAATGATTTCACCGGCCAGCTTCTGAAGGCAGAGCGCGAGGCGGCGTCGGACAGGGCGGACAAATGGAAGGTCGTGGCCCTTCCTGCAATCATGCCCAGCGGCAAGTCTCTGTGGCCAGAGTTCTGGAGTCTGGAGAACCTTGAGGCGACCAAGCTGGCCCTTCCACCGAACAGGTGGAATGCCCAGTACCAGCAGGAACCTTCGAATGATTCCGGTTCCATCATCAGGCGGGAATGGTGGAAACGCTGGAAGGAGCCGAGGGTCCCAGAATGCTCGCTAAAAATGGTGACGGTCGATACCGCTTACTCCCAGAAGGAGTCAGCCGACTACACGGCCTTCACCACTTGGGGAATCTTTACGGGGGAGAGCGAGGCGACACGGACGGACAAGGGCGGGAAGAGCGTTCCCAATCTCATCCTTCTGGACGCATGGAAGGAGCGCCTTGAGTTCCCTGAACTGAAGGCGATTGCCCATCGTCATTACATGAAGTGGCAGCCTGACATCTTCATGGTCGAGGCCAAGGCGGCGGGGGCTCCGCTGATCTACGAGTTGCGCGCCAGAGGGATTCCGGTACAGGAATACAATCCTACCCGTGGAACCAAGCTGGCTCCCAACGACAAGATCAGCCGGGTCAATGCAGTCTCGGATATCTTTGCCTCCGGGCTTGTGTGGGCACCGGAGTTCGTGTGGGCGGATGAGGTCATCGAGGACTGTGCGAACTTCCCATCCGTCGAGCATGACGACTTGGTCGATTGCGTAGCGATGGCTTTAATGAGATTCAGGCAAGGTGGATTTCTAACTCTAGCTTCAGACACATGGGGTGATGACGAACCCGTCCGTCCCCGTCGCCGTGCCTATTACTGATTAACCAGAATCGGAACCTGATGGCTCGCTCTCCAAGACCCTCATTTATTGAAACGACAATCGCTCCGGAAGGTTCTCTTCCCGAAGATATTGTTCAGGGACTTGGCACCGACATCGATCTTGTTCCGGATGATCCGGAAGTCGGTATCGAGCAGAACGATGATGGCGGCGTCACGGTAGACTTTGCTCCGGAGGATTCATCTCCCGAGGAGGAAGAAGAATTCGATGACAATCTGGCTGGCTACATTGAAGAGAACGAACTCGATTCGATTGGCCGGAAAATCTGCGAGATGGTCGAGATCGATGACCGTTCGCGGGATGACTGGAAGCGGGCGTACATTAAGGGTCTGAGCCTTCTGGGCTTCAAGACCGAAGAGCGTACCGACCCTTGGTCCGGTGCCTGTGGTGTCTTCCACCCGGTAATGACCGAGGCTGCGGTCAGGTTTCAGTCTCAGGCCATTATGGAAATCTACCCGGCTGGCGGGCCGGTTCGAACCAAGACCCTTGGCAAGTGGACCAAGGACAAGGAGAAGCAGGCCAAGCGCGTTGAGCAGGAACTGAACTACTTCCTGCTGGATCGCATGACCGAGTTCCGTCCAGAAACGGAACAGCTTCTGTTCTATCTGGCACTCGCCGGGAGTGCCTTCAGAAAAATCTACTTTTCCCCGGAACTAAAAAGGCCTGTGGGGCGTTTCATTCCGGCAGAGGACTTCATCGTTCCATACGGAACCACGGACCTGAGGACCTGTCCCCGATATACACAGGTCATGCGAATCTTCCCAAACGACCTGAAGAAGATGCAGGTTACTGGGCAGTATTCAGGTGTCGATCTTCCGAAGCCAACCTATCGGCAGGACGACATCAAAGAGAAGTACGACAAGCTGACAGGTAGCTCCCATCCCTCTCAGGATGATGAGCGATATACTCTCTACGAGTGCCATGTAGACTGGGATTTGCCCGGATTCGAAGACACGATTACGGATGAGGATACGGGAGAAGAAGCCCAGACGGGCATCGAACTTCCCTATGTGATCACGGTCGATAAATCGTCTCAGAAGGTTCTGGCCATTCGCCGGAACTGGAGTGAGAGCGACCCGATGAAGATCAGGCGTCAGCATTTCACGCCTTATCACTATCTACCGGGCTTGGGCTTCTATGGCTCTGGCCTTATTCACCTGATTGGCGGGATTACCGCTTCTGCCACGAGCATTCTTAGACAGCTTGTGGACGCGGGCACACTCGCCAATCTCCCCGGCGGCCTCAAATCCAGAGGCATGAGGATCAAGGGCGACGACAGTCCGATCATGCCGGGTGAGTTCCGCGATGTCGATGTTCCTTCCGGGAACATCAGGGATAACATCGCATTCCTGCCCTACAAGGAACCGAGTGCGGTTCTTCACAGTCTCCTGAATGACATGATTCAGGAAGGCCGCAGGCTTGGTGCGGCACCCGATCTCCCCATCAATGCGATGACGCAGCAGGCTCCTGTCGGCACCACACTTGCCCTTCTGGAGCGATCCATGAAGGTCATGTCTGCGGTTCAGGCAAGACTCCATGCCAGCCTCAAGCAGGACCTGAAGCTGATTGCGGATATCATCGCGACAGACATGGGTCCGGAGTACGAATACGAGGTTGAGCAAGCCGATAGCTCTCGCGTCGAGGACTTCGCTCAAGTGGATATCATCCCGGTGTCCGATCCGAATGCAGCCAGCATGGCGCAGCGGGTTGTTCAGGGACAGGCTGTCCTCCAGTTGGCCCAGACAGACCAGCAGGCATTCGATATGCCGCTCCTGTACCGGGATTTCGTGACGATCCTTGGCGTCCAGAATGCCGACAAGATCGTCAAGGACCCGGAGGATATTACTCCGATGGACCCGGTATCGGAGAACATGGCGCTGCTGATGGGCAAGCCGGTAAAGGCTTTCCTCTATCAGGATCAGGAAGCCCATATTCAGGTTCATCTGGCGGCGGCACAGGACCCGAAGATCATGGAGCTTGTCGGGCAGAGCCCGCAGGCATCCCGCATACAGGCGGCTCTTGCTGCCCATGTGTCGGAGCATCTCGCCTACGCCTACCGCAAGGGCATCGAAGAGCAGATGGGTGTTCCTCTTCCGCCAGAGGATCAGCCTCTTCCGGAAGATGTGGAGGTCATGCTCTCCAAGACCGTGGCGGAGGCAAGCAAGAGGCTTCTCCAGAAGGATCAGGCAGAGGCGGCACAGAAGAAAAACCAGCAGGCCCAGCAGGACCCGGTTGTTCAGATGCAGCAGCAGGAACTCCAGATCAAGCAGATGCAGGCCCAGCAGAAGGCCGAGGCTGCGAAGCAGGAACTACAGTTCAAGATGGCAGCCCTTGCACAGAAGGAAGCTGCCGATCAGCGCAGGCTCACCTCACAGGAACGAGTCGCTGGCGCTGCTCTTGGCGTAAAGATCGCTCAAAGCAAAAACAGCGAAGATGCGAACAAGCGTCAGAACATGCTTGATACGGGACTTGAACTACTCGACCTCGAAATGAGGGCGCAGCAACTGAAGAGTCAGGACAACAAGAAACGATCCAACAATGGATCGAATCAGAATTACTAAGCAAGCCACCGAGCGCAGCGAGCCACTAGGGGTTATCCTAGGCATCCGGAGTGAATATGAATCTGAATGAACTTGTTCAGAGGCGATACACAGATCGCTTCAAGAGAACACAGGAAACCATCATCAATGGTGTCCAGACATTCGAAGAGTATCGTTATTCGATAGGCTATCTCAGAGGCATGTGGGACCTGATGGAGGATATTCATCCCCTCCTGAAAGACCCGGATTCAGCCGGTGATGAGGAATAGTCATGGCGAAAACGAACAAGACAATGATGCCCGTGCCGGTTGGCTATCACATGCTGATAGCTTTGCCTCCGCAGGGAGAGAAAATCGGGAATGTATTCATCCCTGATGATCTGAAAGCCAGAGAGCATACCGCCTCAATCGTTGGCAATGTGCTTGCCATGGGTCCGGATTGTTATCTGGATACGGTAAAGTTTCCGACTGGGCCTTGGTGCAAAGTTGGAGACTGGATTTTGATGAAGAGCTACACAGGCGCTCGCTTCAAGATCAAGGAACAGGAGTTTCGCATCATCAATGACGATTCGATCCTGTCTGTAGTGGCTGATCCGCGCTTCATCGAGCGTGCATAGGAGAAATCATGGCTACCGAGAGAATCGAAAGCGAGATCGATGTTCGCCCTGACAAGAGCGGCGACAAGGTTGTTGCGACTTCATCCGCTCCGGGGGATGACGATCTCCAGATAGAGGTCGAGGACGATACGCCAGAAGCAGACCGGGGCAGGCAGCCCCGCGCTCCCGGCACCCCGTCCCTGATTCCGGAAGAGGAAGAGATCGGTCAGTACACCCAAGGTGTTCAGGACCGCCTCAGGCAGATGAAGTGGGAATACCACGAGGAACGTCGGGCAAAGGAAGCTTGGCAGCGCGAACATAACGCCGCCGTTGACTTCGCCAAGAGGGTCCACGGAGAAAACGAGAAGCTCCGCAGCTTGGTCTCGGAGGGTCACAAGACTCTCTTGGATAGTACCAAGCAGGCGGCAGAAACGGAGATGATCTCTCTGGAAGAAGGCCTGAGGGTGGCGCTGGAGACTGGCGACACCGCGAAGGCTGCGGAACTTCAGGGGAAACTGGCAAGGACTGCGGCGCGGGCAGAGGCCCAGAACTACATCCCCCCTATTTCATTCCCTCAGGGGGATGAACGCAGGGAGCAGGTTCAACAGCCGCAGCGTCAGGAAGTCCGCCTGTCGGAGTCGATGCAGGATTGGGTAGCAAACAATCCGTGGTTCAATCAGGACAAGCGCATGACGGCGTTTGCCTTCGGTGTCCACGAAGAGTTGCTTGAGAAAAAGATTCCCTTGGAATCTCCGAAATACTTCGCGGAGATCAACAAGGCAGTTCGCGAGTCGTTCCCGAATTATTTCCGGGATGAAGACGAAGGGAATTCCCGTAACGGGAATGGCACCAACGGGCGCACTCAGTCACCGCCCCGTAGGAATGCCGTTGCTGGCGTAACCCGCAGTCCTGCGGGAAGGGCCAGTAACCGGGTGACTCTCACGGCGTCCCAAGTGGCGCTGGCAAAGCGTCTTGGAATTACTGAACAACAGTATGCCCGAGAAATGATTAGACTGGAGAACAACGATGGCTAACTCGGACCCCCGCGCCCCACGCACCAATGATACCCGTGAGGCTACGCAACGGACTGAAGCTTGGGTTGAGCCGTCAAAGCTACCCGACCCGGACCCTCAGGATGGATACGTTTATCGCTGGATTCGGACGGCAACTCTTGGTCAGGCAGACCCGACCAATGTGTCTACCCGCTTCCGCGAGGGCTGGATTCCAGTCCCCAAGGAAGAGGTTATGCATCTTGGTCTGATGCAGGATCACAAGACGCGCTTTCCGGAGAATCTGGAAGTCGGTGGCCTTCTCCTTTGCAAGATGGAATCGGAACGGGCTGAACAACGGGCTGCCCACTTCACGAAGCTGACAAAGAATCAGATTCAGGCATCTGATCACAACTTCATGAAGCAGGCTGATCCTCGTATGCCCATTCTCGCACCGTCTCGTACTTCAACTGTGACGTTTGGATCAGGTCGCCCGAATAAGTAGGGCACCTAAACAGAGGACCTATCATGGCAAACACTGCCTCCGCCTACGGGATGGTGCCGGTCAATTTGATCGGTGGCCGTCCTTTTGCAGGCTCGACCCGGATGCTGCCTATCGCATCCAACTACGCTACGAGCATCTTCTTTGGTGATGTCGTCAAACTCGTTGATACCGGCACCATCGCCAAGGATGTTGGCACCTCCACGCTGACGCCGATTGGCATCTTCATGGGCGTGTCGTACATGGACCCGACCTACGGAGCGACGTTCCGCCAGATGTACACGGCGAACACCGTTCCGGCGAACTCGACGCTTTCCATTGCCTATGTCTGCGATGACCCGTCCACGGTCTTCAGGATTCAGGGTAATGCGGCCATGACCCAGACCATGTTGTTCAACAACGCTGGTGTGGTTCAGGGTGCGGGCGTGACGACCTCTGGCAACAGCGGCGTCACTCTGGATGTGTCCACGGTCGCTACGACCGATACCCTGCCGCTGCGTATTATCGGCTGGGCCGGTAACAACGTAGAACCCGGCATTGCCGCTGGCATTGCACAGGATTGCCTTGCCCCTACGGACGATTACCCCGACGTTCTGGTTTCTTGGAACTTCGGAATGCACGCCTATCAGCGCGCACTCGCGATCTAAGGGAGCATTAGACAATGGCAATTTCACGCGCACAACTCCTCAAGGAGTTGCTCCCCGGTCTCAACGCTCTGTTTGGGCTGGAGTACAAGAAGTACGAAAACGAAGACACGGAAATCTTCGATACGGAGACTTCCGAGCGTTCGTTCGAAGAAGAGACCAAGCTCGCCACGTTTGCGGCAGCCCCGGTCAAGGCGGAAGGCGAAGGCATCGCCTACGACAACGCGCAGGAAGCTTGGACGGCGCGGTATACCCATGAGACGGTAGCCATGGGTTTCTCCATCACTGAAGAAGCGATGGAAGATAACCTGTATGACTCGCTCTCGACCCGGTACACCAAGGCGCTGGCTCGCTCGATGGCCTACACCAAGCAGGTTAAGGCTGCTGCCATTCTCAACAATGGCTTCAGTGCGAGCTTCCTGTACGGTGACGGCAAGCGTCTGTTTGCTACGGACCATCCGCTGGTCAGCGGTGGCACCAACAGCAATCGTCCGACGACGGGTGCCGACCTCAACGAGACCTCGCTGGAAGCGGCTGTCATCCAGATCGCCGGATGGCTTGACGAACGCGGTCTGCTGATTGCAGCCCAGCCTCGCAAGCTGATCATTCCGACGGCTCTCATGTTCGTTGCGACTCGTCTTCTCCAGACGGAGCTTCGTGTCGGTGTCGCGAATAACGACATCAACGCGATCAAGAACAACGGCTCGATCCCGGAAGGCTACACGGTCAACCATTACCTGACGGACACCAATGCTTGGTTCCTGAAGACGGATGTGCCGAATGGCCTGAAGCACTTCGAACGCATGCCCATGAAGACTTCCATGGACGGCGACTTCGATACGGGCAATGTGCGGTATCGGGCACGCGCCCGCTATTCGTTCGGCGTCTCTGATCCTCTCGGCATGTACGGTAGCCCCGGCGCAAGCTGATAATCCTGTCTTAACACCGGGGGACCAATCAGTTCCCCGGTGTCCTTCCCTCCGCGTAGCGTTGGCCAATTTTTCT